ACCTAAAAAGTATTTGTAGGGTTGTGGATAACTACGATTTAGTATTAGAATATTTGCTGAGCGAAGGATATTCTCATAAAGAAGCAACCAGAATAATGGTTAATCTTGATGAGGGATTCATTCAAGACCTTTGGAAAGCAGCACAAAAAAGATTCTCTTCTCCAAAGAGTATTGCAAGAGCAGGTGCTGCTGACGTTGCTGCTACTGCAATTGCCACAACTCCTGCCCAATCTGCAAGACCAGCATTACCACCACAACCAGCACCAATTGTTAGACAAGTTGCTGCACCAGTAAATCTAAACCCATTGCAACAAGTTGCAGCACCCTTCAAGAAAGTTAGAGATATTGTAAGACAACTGAATCCTGCTAAACCATCAGCAGGAAGTCTTCCACAAGGAAAACCTGGTGGGAGTGTAGTTACTGCTTCTAAACCTGGCGCAGTAACTCCTTCTGCTAAACTAGCATCTGGAATATCAAATACTGGTGGTTCTTCAGTAGCAACTACAACTGGTAGTGGTCAAGTTTCAACAACTGGAACAAGTGTCAGATCTCCTGGTGGATCTTTAACAAATGCGGGACCAGTTGTTGATGTTCAATCCAGACTTTCTGGTAGTTCTTCTGCTCAAAGACTTTCTCCAAGTCAAGTAAGAAACTTTAAACCTAGTGTTAGGTTAACTGGAGGTGGTGGTGGTGCGGTTTCTGGATCAACTGCATCTAATGTTCTTGGGGTATTGAAGTATGTTCCACACGTTGCGGCTGCTGCTATAGGATTAAATGCTGGACCTGTTGCTGACGGTACTTTAAAGGGTAAAGATCTCAATACACCACCAAGACCAGAAGCAACTAAAACTCCTGAGAAGAAACCAGAAGTTCAACAAGTTGTTACTAAGAAAAGGGTTGTTCCGCCTGTAAAACAACCAGAGAGACCAAGAGTTGATCCTGAGGTCCAAAGATATCGTGATTTGGTTAAAAAAGGTAAGAGGTTGGAAGCAGAAAGACTTGGTAGAGACATTCATCAAAGATATTATGGTGCTCCTGCATTTAGACCAACCAAAACTGCATAGTTAATAAATAACTAAAAAGTATTTGTAAAATGGATTCGAAACAACTTCGCCTGCTTGGAGAGGCATATGCTAGTATCCAAGAAGGATACGGCAAAAAAGAAGAAAAGGAAGAAAAAGAAGAAGGTTGTGTGCCCAAGTCTGAGAAGGGTGAGCATAATTGCGCTAAGAAAGTCTGCCATGAGCAGTTTGGTGAAGGACAGTGTATCTTCGGTGAGCACGCTGAGCCAGACGAAAATGGTTTCGTAAGTCACTACGACGTTTTATTCGGACACGGTGTTGAGAAAAACGTCCCTGTAAGTGAGATGGAAGTTCTCTTCAGTGAGTCTCATGGTGGTCATGGTAAGAAGAAAAAGACCATGATGGCACACTATGAGGCAGAAGGTGAGCAACTTGATGAAATGATTCCAGCACTTCAAGCTCCTGTAGAGAAAGTTCTTAGGAAGACTTCTGAGTTTATGAAGACAAATCCAGTCGGTAGAGCGATTGGTGACATTATTGCACCAGTTGGTAAAGGTAGACCAACCGCAACACCTGTTAAAGGTGCAAAGCACATGCGTGATGCTGGAATTGGTCCAAGTGAAAAACCAACTGGTTTGAATAACTCAGCAGATCTCTTTGATATCGTCAAGGGTCATCTGATGAGTGAAGGTTATGCCGACACTGAAGAAGCAGCTCTTGCTATCATGGCAAATATGAGTGAAGAGTGGAGAAATGAGATTGTTGAGTCATCCTGTGGTGGTGGACATTCAAAAACAAAGAAAAAGAAGAAGTCTGGATACTGATAGACACTTCTAAAACTGTCCACTGGGAGGTCTTCGGACCTCCTTTTTTTGTATAATAGGTCCATACGCAACAGACCGATGACCGTTCGACACGAAATCAAGTCCCAACTTGCTAAACTCCTTGCCACTGAGGACCTTGTGGTGGAGCACAAGAAGGTTGAGACTGCTTGTTTCAATGTTCATACTCGTGTGCTGACTCTTCCTATGTGGGAAAAAGCAACTGGTACAGTCTATGACCTTCTGGTTGGTCACGAGGTCGGTCATGCTCTCTATACTCCTGATGAGGACTGGTTGCAGACTCATAAGGTTCCTCCTCAGTTTGTGAATGTGGTGGAAGACGTTCGCATTGAGAAACTGATGAAGCGTCGTTATGCTGGTCTTTCCAAGACCTTCTACAACGGATACAGAGAGCTTGCCGAACAAGACTTCTTCCAAATCGGTGATGATGATGTAAAAGAATATAATCTTGCCGATAAGGTAAATCTGTATTACAAGATTGGTAATTTTGTTGATATTCCTTTTGCGGAATTTGATGAGATGCCTATCGTTCGTATGATTGGTGAGTGTGAAACTTTCTCTGATGTTCTTATCGCAGCAGAGTTTCTCTATAAGTTCTGTAAGAAAAAGCAGGAAGAAGAGATGAAGACTCCCATGGATTCTTTGGAATCTCAACAGAGTGGTGGTAACCAACCTGCTTCTGATTTTTCTGACCAACCTGAGGGTGAGAATGATGGAGAGACTGAAGAATCTTCTGGTGACACTGCGGATGATGCTGACTTGGACACTCCCAGTTATCAGGGTGGTGATGTTGATGGAGAACCTGAAGTCAAGACGATGGAGTCTCTTGAGGAAGCACTCAAACAACTAGTTGAGAATGGTGGTCCTGAGAATGTTTATCTTGAGTTGCCTAAACTTGACCTGAATAAAATTATTGTTCCAAACTATGAGATTCATGACAAATGCTCTGAATATTGGAGTGCTTGGATTGAGGAACAAGAATACTCTTACGAAGATGTCTTTGGTGAAGTTGATAAGAAGTTTGTGGAGTTCAAGCGTTCTGCACAGAAGGAAGTCAACTATCTGGTGAAAGAGTTTGAGTGCAAGAAAGCAGCAGACTCTTATGCTCGTGCTTCTACTGCCCGTACTGGTGTTCTTGACTGCACTAAACTTCATACCTATAAGTACAACGAAGACCTTTTCAAGAAAGTAACCACTCTTGCTGATGGCAAGAATCATGGTCTGGTGTTCATTCTTGACTGGTCTGGTTCTATGGGCGATGTGATGCTAGATACTGTCAAGCAACTTTTCAACCTTGTGTGGTTCTGCAAGAAAGTTGCTATTCCGTTTGAGGTTTATGCCTTTACCAGCGACTACCCTTTGGTTTCTTATAGTGAGGATGGAAAATCAATCTTGCGCGAACTCGCTTATACCAAGAAGGACGGTTTGGTTCAGGTTGGTGAGTGGTTCTCTTTGATGAATATGCTTACTAGTAAAACCAACGCTAAGACCTTGGAAGAACAGATGAAGAATTTGTTCCGTCTTGCTAATGCTTTCCGCTGGAATTCTCATGTTCGTTATAACATTCCATATGGTCTGAGTCTTTCAGGAACTCCTTTGAATGAAACTCTGATTGCTTTGCACCAGATTCTTCCTAAGTTCCAGAAGGAGAACAAACTGCAGAAAGTTCAATGTGTTGTACTGACTGATGGTGAGGCAGCAATGTGTAAGTATCACCGTGAAATTCAGCGACACTTTGAGAAGGAACCTTTTATGGGAACTTCTAACATCTATCCTAATTCTTTCCTCCGTGATCGTAAGACTGGTATGACTTACTCTCTTGATTGTGAGTGGTATGAATTTACCGATGTTCTGCTTCGCAATCTCCGTGATAACTTTAAGAACATCAACTTTATCGGTATTCGTGTGCTTGAATCACGTGACGCTGGTAGTTTTATTCGTCGTTATTGTGGATACTTTGGTCCAGAAAATGAAAAGACTATGAGCACTTGGAAGAAGGAGCGTGCTTTCAGCATCAAGTCTTCTGGTTACACTACTTATTTTGGTATTTCTGCAAATGCTCTCGCTCAGGATGCTGAGTTTGAGGTGAAGGAAGATGCTACCAAAACTCAAATCAAATCTGCTTTTGCTAAGAGTCTCAAGTCCAAGAAAATGAATAAGAAGATCCTTGGGGAGTTTGTTGAACTTGTTGCCTGATAAATATTTCTATAATATAGGTATCAAAAATGTCTAGATTTGGAGAATTACTGGGAGGTAAGAAAGTAGCACCAGCTCCTGCACCAGCTCCCGAACCAGCACCTGTTGTTGAGGAAGCAACTGCCGAAGATGAAGTGGTAGTTGTTGATTTAGATACTATGAGCAAGAGAGAACTGGAAGCTTATGGTAGAAAGCATGGTGTTGAATTGGATAGAAGACATAGCAGAACTAAATTGGTTGAAGAGTTGAAAGACCACCTGTCCAATTCTTGAACTGTCACACGGGGGGTCATACGACCCCCTTTTTTCTTGTATAATAACTTCAGTTGAAAAACACAAACGACATCATGACCATCTCCGCTGACTACATCCGCACCTCTCTTCAAGCAGTGTATGGAGAGTCTGTGACTGCCGCCGACATTCGTGCTTGGTGTGCTATGAATGGTTCTAACTACCAGACCGTTACTAAGAAAATCGATCAGTTCAAGACTGGTCGTGGTAAGTGGAATCTGACTATTCAAGAAGCACGAGAGCAACTTGAGCAGACTGTAAAAGCACCTGCTGCTATTCCTGCTGTTGAGCAAAACCTTATTCCTGAGAAAGATGATACCTTCGTCAAGTTTGGTAACTTTGGTGATATTCGCAAGATTGTTGAATCCCGTCTTTTCTATCCTACTTTCATCACTGGACTTTCTGGTAATGGTAAAACGTTCGGTGTGGAGCAAGCTTGCGCTCAACTGAAGCGTGAATTGATTCGTGTAAATATTACTATTGAAACTGATGAAGACGATCTTATTGGTGGTTTCCGTCTTGTCGATGGGGCAACTGTTTGGCATAACGGACCTGTCGTGGAAGCACTCCAGCGGGGAGCAATCCTGCTACTCGATGAAATTGACCTTGCTAGCAATAAAATCCTCTGCCTCCAATCCATCCTTGAAGGTAAGGGTGTGTTCCTGAAGAAGATTGGTAAGTTCGTTAAACCTGCTGTTGGATTCAACGTCATTGCTACCGCTAACACCAAGGGTAAAGGTTCTGATGACGGTCGCTTCATCGGTACCAATGTACTGAATGAAGCATTCCTTGAGCGATTCCCTGTAACCTTTGAGCAGGAGTATCCCACTGCTAAGACCGAGCAAAAGATTCTTGAAGGTATCTCTGCTTCTCTGGGTGTTAGTGATTCCGACTTCTGTAAGCGTCTGACTGATTGGGCGGACATTATCCGCAAGACCTTCTATGATGGTGGTATTGAGGAAATCATCAGCACCCGTCGCTTGGTTCATATCATTCGTGCTTACAGCATTTTCGGT